GCCTCACCACCTCATTTGTTCTAATAATACCCACCCCATACCCCTATGCAGTCTAATTCATATCTGCATCGTCACAAAACTCTAATTTTAAAAACGTGTATTTTCCAACACAAAATGAACTTGTTCCACCGTCCGGATACAATTACATGTTGCCGGCTGTGTTTTATTATTCTACAGTAAAAGACACTGCTTCCCAAAGCAGTGTCTTTATAGGTCTATCCATTCACTTAATTCATTGGAGGATTTACAATGTTAAGTATTAACTTGTTCTATCTGAATACCAATCAGGTAAGCAGCCGCCATATTCTTCTCTTAATAATTTGCGTTTTTCTTTTAATTTTCTCACTGCCGGGATTAACTTCTTGATATTTTGATTTATTAAATCATCAGTAATTCTTACTACTTCCCAATCCGTTCCGAGATTTAGTAATATCAAGTTATCTCTTAAATTTTCTCTAATAAGTTTATCTTTAGTGTGATATAATTTACCGTCAACTTCTAATAACACCTTTTCGTCATCTAATATGAAATCAACCTTATACCTTGTCCCGAACTTTACTTGGTGTCTATAATTGATATTATTTTTTTCTAGTTCAATAGCTGTTATTATTTCTTCTGTACTATCAAACCAACCATTTTTATGTAGTTTTTCATGAACTTTATCAATAGCATCCTTGTATTTTCCGTTAATAATTATGTCCATTCGTTCTAACCGTTTAATAGCTGTCACAAACTTCTTTTCTTTTAATTCGTAATTATTGTCAATTCTGTCTGCTTTGTCCGAAAGATGCTTTTCTAATTTGCACTCTTTGCAAGTATATTTTTTGTTTCTCAAATAACTAAACGAAAATACTTCGTTTCCACATAAATGACATTTTGGATAATACACATTGTTGCCGTTATTTTGTTTTACGATTTTAATTCCATCTTCTGTCGCTTCTCTGTAACTCATTTCATACCCGCCTTTCGTATAAAAATCACCTTTAAAAAAAATAAGTATTTGGAAGTACTAAGGCTTGTACTTTTCAGGAGCTACCCTATCCAAACACTTCTGATGAAACCATAATAACATATTGACAAGGTGCTACTACTGCAAACTTTTATTAAAATTTATTTTCTTAATCCTCTCTCAAATGCAAATATATTCCTTGCCTTTTTAAGGTAATAATATACACTACGCTCACTTGCCGGTATTTGGATGCTTGCTTTTTGTGTTCTCATGGAAATATCATTTTTCTCAAGCTCTTTATGCGGTCTTTCGAAATATACTATCTCAACTGCTTGTCTCTCCCATATATGTAACTGCATCATTGTTTTTTCTACAGCCAGTATGTCCCATAATTCAGCCTGTTTCTGTCTCAATATACCTTCAGCATACATAACAGCCTGCTCAGTAGGTTTACTGATTCCGGTCCCACCAATCTGTTGTCTTCTCTGATACTCTTCAAGTGCTTCCTGGTAATATCTTTTTTCCAAATCTTCTTTATGTGGTTTCCCCATGAAGGCATAATATCTAAATGCTTCTGTTGCATAATCTCTTATGTGATCTTTCTTCAACTTACCCCCTCCTTCGTCCCATCAAGCTTATTTAATACTCTCTCCGCGTCTCTAATAAGGTTGTTTATATTATATTTTAACAAATCCAATTCTCGTAAGGATAATCCTCTAGATGTAGGCAGGCTCCTTAAATCTACATAACTTGTACCAAATAGCTCTTTCCAATCCTTATTAATTTCATCATAAAACTTTTTATAATACGAATTATCAAACTTCTTTATTTGATATTCTAAATCCGATATTTTGGCAGCAACTTCATAACCTATATTCTTTAGCTCTTTTTTTGCTTGATAATCTGCAAGCATTTCCGCTCTTGTTCTATACCCGAAATACCTGTCGGCTTTCCAAAACATAATATGTAATAAAACATTAGGATTAACAGATGTCTTTCTGTATGGTGCCTTTTTAACCGTCCTAAGCTTGCCTGTGTCAGGACTGTATATCATATGCCCTGCTCCTTCGGGTATCTCGCCTTCTTTTACAATATCTTTTAGTGTAACAAAGTAAAATAAATTGCAATTTTCCATATATACCGGATGTTTTTGGTCGCTTAGAAAGTCTTGCCTTGATACTTTAATTTCATATGCTATTATTGTTACCGGGCTCCATGTTCTTTTAATGGCAACAGCATCCATTATTTTACTTCCTGCTGAACCTAACTTTACCTGTGCAGCAAAGATGTCTCCTAAATTGTCATGCTTTGCTTGCAATGCCTTTGTTATAATTCCTTCGCCGTTATACATTTATTCCTCCTTTGCCGTCTCTTCCTTCGTTTCATATGTTATAAATTTATTTTCACATTTAGTGCATTTTCTTTTACGCTTTGTTTTTGTTCCGTTATCTACTTCTCTACTGTCTATTACTATTGTAAAGTAGTTATTACAGAATGGACATTTCATTTATATCACCTTTCCACCGTGTCTGTATGGACGGCTTTTATTATATTCATGCTTTATTTTAATAGCCTGTTCAATGTCTATTCCTTCATGTCCACAGTAGTCCAGGATACGAATTATGCAATCTGCTAATTCCGTCGCAATTCCTTCAGGTTTCTCGCCATTCCATTCGCTCATTTCTGATACTTCAAATCCATTAATTTCTTTGAAATAAATTGTCGGTTTACCGTTCCTATACTCTTCCAATGCTTCCGACAACTCCGAATGACACAGAGCAATTATGTCTCCGAATGTTCTTTCTTCATCCCACCAGCCGTGATTTACTGCATTCTCATGTATTTCTTTTGCAATTTCATTTATATTCATTACTCTTCCTCCCCATATTTACATAAATCTCTTTCATCAACTATTTCTCTATAGTACGGTGATTGTTCATTATTACATCTTTTGCATTCATCGAACATTGTTTCTTCTGCGTGTTTGCAGTTTAGGCAGGATTTCATTGCGATACCTCCAATCTCACACAATCAGCTTTCTTGACCGGATAGCTTGTATATTCCACCGCAACAATTCTTTCGTATGAAAATGTACTTCCACAGTTACTGCATATTTCTTCATCTTCATCATCGCTACTTTCCCAACTGTCCTGGTCTTCATATCCGCAGTAAGGGCAAGTAATATTATCCTTGAATCGCTGTTCCTCAGGCTCTTCATCGTTCGCAAATACATCTTGATTGTTCAATTTATCCGCTATTCCCCATATAGGTGACCCACCCTTACTCATGCTCTCGTGCCTAATAGAACCCAGCGAATAAGCTGTATTGTTAATTATTATTGGTTCAGATATGTCAATCTTTTTATCTGTTTCAATTAGTGGTTTTATTCCGTCGTCTTCAGGTGTTGCATCACCTTCGTAATCCCATGAGCGTTTTCTTCCTAATGACTCACTATCGAATATTTTCATTTCATTCCTCCCATATCTCTACTTCAACCTTATCACCCTGTCCATACACAAATTCATCCTGAAATCCTAATATGTACTGATTGTTGTCGTTCGGCAGTATTCTGGACTTCTGCAAAGCATCAAGAATAAATTTCTTTGCAAAGGCAACATTGTCCTTATCTCGCTTGCGTGTTTTCTCATACCATATGAATTTTATGTATACAGGCTTGTCTATTTGAGCTTTAACAGCTTTTAATATCCACATAATATCTTCTTCAATACGCTGTTTTTCTTTATTTCCAACGTATTTATTACGGCGATTTTCTTTTGTGTACTCATTTAATCCCGGGAGCCTATATGGTATTGTAAATTTAATCAATTAATCATCTCCTTTGGGAGCCGAAGCTCCCTATTTCTATTCCTCTATCCACCATGAATACCATTCATCAACTGTTGTAAATAACGGCTTTTCGCCCTTTGCTTTCCTTCTTTCCAAATATCCTGGAAGCCACCTTGCTATTGCTCGTTTATAATTTTCTGCAAACTTAGGATACTTTTTTAATTCCTCTCTTTTACCTGCGCTTATAGGGCACCCTATACAGCCAAGTCTTTTGTACCCCTCATCATATAATTTGCAATGTTCTATATTCCTGCTGTTCAAGTATTGCCATACTTCTTTTTCCGTCCAATCTATTATTGGATTCAGTATGTGTTTGCCTTTGATTGTGCAGTTTTCAATCATTTTTCGTTTATCATCATTGTCAGCAAGTAAGAATATTTCTCTGTTTTCTATAGCCTGTTTGCTCTTTGAGCCATACTTATCAAATTCAACTAAATGTCTGTTGTTTTTTCTTTTACTACTTTCAGCCCAGCGAACGCCTGTTACAACAAATCTACCTGCACCTCCACGCTCTTTTAGTTCTGCGCAACAAAATCTTTTAAATCTTGTAGGCAATCCCATTTCTTCCATCAACTGAAACATTGACTTCTCATGCTGATGTCTCCGCACGTCTGGATAATTTTCTCTGATGAAATACACCAGCTCCGGCGGGTCAATTCCTGTAATATTGTAGTGAGCGTCAAATTTAACTCCTGCTTCCTTACAAAGATGATAGATGACTTGACTATCCTTACCGCCGCTAAAAGCAACATAATAACCCTCTGGAGGTTCAAACATCTTTATTCTTTGTATCGTAACTTCAAACTTTGACTGCCCGTCTATAGTTAATTGTCCAAGCATTTTCCCTCCTCCCTAAAAAGGTATGTCTTCCGGGTCCGCCGGTTCAAATATATCCGATAGCTCATCAAAATTACTTTGCGTCTTAGCCTGTCCGATAAACTCAACCCTATCTGCAATAACATCAGTTGTATATCTCTTTTCTCCTGTCTGTGTTGTATAACTTCCAGTGTTTATACGGCCATGTATTGCGCATTGACTGCCTTTTTTTTAAGAAGTTAGCTGCATTCTCAGCTGACTTTCCAAATACTGTGACTCCTATAAAATCAGCTGTCTGCTTGCCTTGGCTCTGTGCTTCCTGTTTTTTGTCTTTGCTCATTTCTCTATCTACAGCCAAGTTGAATTTTGCCACAGCCATTCCTGTTGATGGTATGAATCTTAGTTCTGGATCTCTAGCCAAGCGGCCTATTAAAACAACGTTATTCATATTATTTATCCCCCTTTAATTCAAACTTTCCGCTTTCTTCTATCCACTTTATTGCATCTTGTTTTGTGTCAAATTTAGTTCGTTCAAAAAAATCACTATTTCCTATGCTATGCCCTACTGGTATTTCTCTGCCTTTATGTTCTACAACAACATTCCATTTCTTAGCGTCTCTGTTGTACTTCGGTCTGGCTTTTAATTTATCACTCATTCCTGTACCTCCTTAGCCATTGCCTTGAACTTTTGTCTTGTGTTTGTCCAATTTCTATGCTTGTATAACCACTTAATGCAGTGATAGTAATATTTAAGCTTTTTCATATTAGTTCCTCCCAGTGCTTCCGAATCCGCCTGTTCCTCTTTCGGTTTCATCAAGTTCGTTTACTTCCTCTAACTCGGCTTGTACCACTGGAGCTACAATACCCTGTGCTACTCTGTCACCTGGTTTAATATCGAAAGGCAATAATCCATGATTTGTTAAGAACACTTTTATTTCTCCTCTGTAATCAGAATCTATCGTTCCAACTCCATGAGTAATACTTATAGCATGTTTCATGGCCAGTCCGCTTCTACCTCTTATCTGAAGCTCATAACCTTTAGGCACAGCTATATATAAACCAGTAGGAACAATTACAGTTTCACCAGGACGAATAATATCCTCATTTTTTATTGAAGCTCTTATATCAAATCCTGCAGCTCCTGAAGTTTCATACTTCGGTAAATCAAAACCACTTTTATTGATTATTCTTACTTTCATTTATCCTCCTAAAATAAACTCATTTGATTTTCTTCTTCTATCACTAACTGGCAATTCTTAACCGCCTGATTGTAATAACTTTCTTTTAATTCAATTCCTACAGCTCTTCGCTTCATCTTGAGTGCTTGGTATGCTTCAGAGCCTATCCCTAAGAAAGGAGTTAAAACAATGTCTCCCGGATTGCTCCACAGTTCAATGGCTCTTTCTATAACTTGGAGCTGCAGTGGGCATATATGGCGTTCATCCCTTTCTTCCCTGGCTTCACTTCGATTTAATGTGTAGCTTTGGTCTATGTCCATCCATACAGGACTTGCATATCTGCGCCATACTTGATGAGAATAAACCGGGTCCGTTTTAGCCATTGATATATCTCTGTGTTTTCTGCTATCTTTAAGAGTCGGTTCTTTCTTTGGACCGTCAGGCTCATCTTCACCTATATATCTCGTAAAGCCATCAGGGTGTTTTATTGGTTCTTCGTTATCGCCTGGCTTTCTCATGGTAATTAAGTAATCAGGAAGTCCGTTTCTACACATTGCCGAGTCTTTGCATAGCTGTTTATGCATTAAGCCAAGTGCTTTTGTTCTAGTTGCTTCAACCAACGGGTCTTTCCAAATTGCCACCCTTGAATGATATATAAAACCGCATTCCTGGAATAATCTGATTAAATCACCCGGGAAGTCTTGAAGCCCTATAACTCCGTCCCGTTCTTTCATAAGCGGAATATCCATACAATGCACGCTCATTAATCGGCCGGGTTTTAATACCCTATAAAGTTCAATTGCAATGAATTTAAATTGTTGGAAGAATTCTTCATTTGTCCGACAGTTGCCCAGGTCTCTATCACTGTTTGAGTATGTGTATAAGCTTGCAAACGGCGGGCTGTATATTTCAAAATGTATGCTGTTATCTGGTATATCTTTTAATATTTCACAGCTATCGCCATTATAAAGGCTCATTTTGTCTGTTATATATTGATTATTGACATTCATTAAATCACCTCTTTTAACCAACTAGGAATTATTATTTCTTGTTGTGGTTTATAATCTATAACATTCCTGGTTGTATTCTTTATTTCATTTTTAAGTATTTCAGAGGTTAGTGCTACCATGTTGCTTGACATCTTTTGCGCTTGTTCTTCTTTTCTTTTGATGTTTTCAAGTACACTTTCTTCTTTCTCTGAAATAATTACATTTACATTTACTTCTTTTGTCTGTCCAAATCTATAACATCTTCGTATTGCTTGATACCACTTTTCATAACTATCTGATATTCCGCAAAATATCATGTTGTTGCAGTTCTGCCAGTTCATCCCGAACCCTGCTATTTTAGGTTTTGTAACAAGGTATTTAACTTCGCCTGTTGCAAATCCCATTAATGCATTTTCTTTGTGTTCCGGCGTGTCAGATCCTTTTACTTCTACTGCTCCCGGAATTGCTTTAGTTAAAGCTGTACTTTCATCATTGTAATCGCACCATACCAGGCAGTTACCCGTTCCTTGAACTAATTCAACTGTCTTGTTAACTCTATCCTTTAGGCTCTCTTTTCTAGCTTGTCTTCTTTCATCTAATGTTTGAGCCGGTAATGATATGAACATATTTTCGGTGTTAGGGCTTTCTACAAAATGAGTCTGAATATTAAGCTTAGGTAGTTTATATTTACTTCCGTCATATCCTAAATCCTCGGGATTTTTAACTACCATTCCCCAGCTTGCTATCCACTTCCAGAACTCTGTCTCTGCATGTCCTTTTAATCTCCATTTTGCTGTGTCACCGCTGTCATGTACGAAGAATGTTGCAAGCATTTCGGTTCTTGACATAACCCCTAAGAATTCAGCGTGATTGCCTAGTTCTTCATAATCATTTGGAGCTGGTGTTGCTGTATATGCCGACTTATACGGTGTGTACCTGAATAAATCAAGCATTTGCTGTGTTGTTTTTCCTGAAAAACTTTTTATTATTGAGCTTTCATCCATGACTACGCCGATAAATTTATTTACATCAAAGTGATGAAGCATCTCATAATTTGTTATATTTATCCCGGCCTTTACATCAATCTGGCTTCTGCAGGGATTGACCTCTATTCCGAACTTCTTTCCTTCTCTGATTGTTTGTTTACTTACTGCTAGCGGCGCAAGTATCAACACTTTACCGCCTGTATGTCTGCATATTTCATCAGCCCATACCAACTGAATTATTGTCTTGCCAAGGCCTGTATCTAAGAACATTGCTGACTTACCTTTTTTTATTCCCCACTTCGTGATGTCTCTTTGGTAGTCAAACATGTATTTATTTGCCGGTATGCAATCGAACCCGGAAGGCTTGATTATTTGCTGCTTGCTTTTTAAAAACTCTTCGTATGTCATTTGCCCTCCTTCTTTAACTTTTCCTTCAATTCAAGCATTTTTCTGTCTAGATTCTCACCTTCAATTTCTTCTATCATGTTCACATTTTCAAAGTTAAGAAGGTGTTGGTCTCCGCTACCTGTCTTAATCAGCACTGCATTACCTTCTTGGACTATCTCAGCAACGTTGTAGAAATTCCTTGAAGTTGATTGACTACTGAACCATACTTTTATCTTTGCTCCTTCAAATACTGCTTTCATAATTAACTCCTTAACCGGAAATTGTTATTTACATCTTTTTTAACTTCTACTATGTAGCTCTTGCACATTTCATAAATCCTGCTTCCGATAGCTTCATCAAAATTCAGTAATGCATTAACGTCATATTCGCTTGATACGATGATAGGCAAGTGATT